AGCTGAGCCTTTGATTTCGATCGTAGGGATTAGTGGTCCTCAAGTTGGTTTTAAGAATACTTCAGCCTACGTCGCCTTCGGTAGGAACTTTTTATTTTGTTTATATTTTGTTCTCACTGTTGTTTTTTGTTAGACGTAGTACGGAGATTTTTGAAGCTACCAACAATGCACACAACAAGTTAAGCGTTAGAAAACGTCTTGCTGAGGTGACGGAAGTTGCCCCCAAGACTATACGGTCTATCCAGACTGTGGGTAGTTTAGTTACTGCCTATGGTGTTGAATCCTTAAGACTCAAAACAGTCAATGTTATTGCGTCTACCCTCAAAGGTAATGGGTTCAATAAAGCTAATAAGATTTCGGTCTCAGCGGCGTTGGATGTTATTGTAAGTCAGTTTTCGAAACGCAATCTCGTCTATAGAAATCTGAAAGGAAGAGTTAACAAGAAATACATCTCGTGTTTTGAGCGAATTCCTCCTCCTGTTAAAGGTCACGTTGTTTTAACTTACCTTGTCGACGGTTTAGATGTACTGGGGATGTCTGATGATGAGCTCACTATTTTAGTGGCTACATATACAATCCTAGCGCACACAATCCCTTTGGGGGTTTTCCCGGAAGGCAAAGGCAAGAATAAGCGACATCGTTTCGTTAAAGGTTCACCAACCTCTAGAGGAATTGATCTGGCAGATGCGCAGTATTTTATGGACCTTTACGAGGCTTTTGTGACTGATGTCATAGAAGATGAGAAATTTGAACAAGTTTTAGCAAACTATGGCATTGACGACGAAATGTTGCAAGTCATGGAGGATGCGTATTATTTATATTTAGAAAATCCTGAGATTGACAGTGCTCGCGCATGGCAGTCTTATCTTACTCAGAACCAATTTGGGTGGGAGGAAACTGAATATACTGATGAAAGTGATGATGATTCTTTTGAAGAAGATCGTCGCGCGCATCTTGAAGATGAAGAAGAAGTTTATGATGGCTACCGCAAGGGGCATAATGAGCATCCTTCAGAAATTGACAGAACTAGTAACAGATATGCTCTCCTTGAAAGGGACTATGATGATGCTCCCGACATGCCGGATTACGATCAAGAAGGGAAGTTGCGAAAGTTCGTAGTTTTGCCTGAAGGTCGTCCCTCAAAGTTATTTAAGAGTATGGTGAGTCGATATAGAAAGTGGTCTTCTCCAGGTCCGATTTTTGTAGAAGGTAGGACGGTGATTAAGATGGTCAAACAACCAACTGGTCAAACTACTATGAAAGCTGTGCTGAGAGGCATGGCTGGTGTTACTTGGCAATGGCTTTCTCGATGGCTTTCTTGGCTGTCTGGATCGCAGACAATTCTCATGCCTTACATTTTTCCCCCTCGGATGAATGTTAATGAAGCTAGAATCTATTGTGAAAAGCACATGGATAAGTTCCGAAAGGAAAATCCTTGGATGCAGGACGCATATGATAATACAACTGAGTTTGTCTATGAGTTTACAACTCCTCTTGCTATGCAGCAAATTTTAGTAGATCAATTTCCAGATGGTCAGATCAGAGATCCCTCAGAACTAGACAGAGAGCCTGAAGACAGCATACCCATGTTGGCGAAAAATGTTTATCAGCTCATCGATCAGAAAATTCAGAATGGAGAAATCCAATTTGAAGCCAAGCATGGCAATAGAGAAATTATGGAGTTGCTCCAAGTTATTCTACAAGAAGTCGGTGAGTTGCGGACGGAAGTACGTAATATTAAGTTTGTGCAGCCCGAAGGCCGGTGTCCCGATGCTTTGCAGTTGGTGACGCCTTATGCTGATAATAAGATAGCATTCGTTGTGGAGAAATCCAATTCAAAAAAACGATGGGCTACTATTTTGGCTGAAGGGTGTTATGTAACATGTGTAACTCGGGTGATTAGTAAAGGTCAGTCTAGGTGTTTCACTACAGCACATGCTAGCGCATTGTTGGAGGAAGATGCCAACAACATTTATGTTGTGACTTCCAATGAAAGTCACACTATTTCCACCCAGGAATGGGTTAAAGGAGATGGTGACGTTATCTATACTAGTAATGAGAGGTTGAATAGAGCCATGTCCTCCACGGGATCTTTTAAAGAACAGTTAATGAGTGTGAAATCTCAATGTGCACTGGTTCTGCCACGATCTACTTCGGCAACGAAGTTTATCACGACAGTTTCCTCTCGCGCCGATCTTACGCCTAATGGTTTTGTTGTTCGCAACATTACAGATAAAGGTGATTGTGGTTGTGCTTACGTAACTCCTGATCAGGGAGTGTTTGCTATCCATGCAGGTAGTTTTGGTGATGGGTTGGGGAATGTTGCAGTCCCTCTGCTTTCTAAGTATTTTGCTCCTAGTGACGACGTATCAGTTCTTCTGCCCCCTCTCGGGTCGGATTTAGGTTTGCCACCTCAGGTGGACGTCGCTGCAGAGCTTGGTGCTGGTGTTTTTACTGTACCCACAGTTTTCACCCCTCCTAACATTCAACCACAACCTAGGATTACTATTCCTAATTCTCAGCTGGCTCGGCCAGTTGAAGCTGTTGTGCAAACTGTTCCTTCAACTACTCATATTGTTGGACCAAATCCTAATCCGGTTAGTCCGCCAATTGAGGTCCCTCAGTCTATCGCAGTAAATCCCGAACGGGTTGTTAGTAACGAAGCTAAGGGTGAAAAAGGTGATAAATCTAATCCATCTAAACTTTCCAAACGCCAAAAGCAGAACATTGCCCATGGTAAAAAAAAGAAAGTAGAGGCAGAGTTTAAAGAGTTTCAGGAATGGCGTAAAGTCAAGACAGAAGGTCAAGCTCAGTCTAAGGTGGTTCTCCCAAAAAACTCGAGCTCCCCCCTTGTCCAACAATGAGGGGGGTACGCACGCACCCCGCGATGGGGTTAAGTCATATGGCCTTTCAAAGGCAATCCAGTAATGGATTCGTTCATTTAGAACCCATTGGCTTTATACCGTCATTGCGGAGTAGGAGGAAATTTAAAGAAGATCGAGCGAACTCAAGCTCTCTTTTTGAACAATTTAGAAAAGAAGATAACGTGGCTGCGGAAGAAATTCTCCGCAGGAGGCAACACAAAGAGGTTGGCTACTCAGAAGAGAGACAAAAAGCACAAGAACGAAAGTTCGACGTTCCCGCACCTAAAGTGCCCGAGGAAAGGTCTAAATTTGCTGACATTGCTGAAGACTATTGTTTTCGCATGTTACAAATGTGTTTAGTCGCTCCATTCTCTAGCCGCCAAGAATTTGATGCAAGTAAAGCACCCGGTCATCCCTATCCCAACTTTGGTTTGGATACTAAGGGAGCAGCGTTAGCAAGTGATCTTCACAAAGATTTGCTTGAAACTATGCCAGATCCCATCTGGAAGTCTACTCCTAAAGGTCGTGAAGCAATTCCCGATGAGGATTTATTGACAGGTAAACTTAGAACATTTCATCAAGTCTCTCTTTATTTTGCAGCCTGGCAGAAGTTTTTCTTCCAAACCCAAAACGAGGCGATGAAACGAAGACATGGGTCTTTGTGGGGTAAGTACGGCTATGTTAAGCAGTACGGTGGACTGGACAGGATGTTTCGGCGTCTGGAAAAGTTCACTACACGTTTTATGATGGATATATCTGGTTACGATCGGGTTGCCTTCCTGGAGCGTGTTTATCGGTTAAGAGGTAAAGGGTTAAAATTGGCAAATGCAGAGCTTTTCAATAAGTTTTCGGCTATTTTTGACTGGGTTGTTAAGAATACAGTGACTCCTGTCACTAGCATGGTCGATGGTTCAATATATCGGCGCATGACCGGAAATTGTTCTGGATCTAACAATACCACCTCTGACAACACAATTCTTCATATTATCGTAATGATTTATTTTTGTTTAGTAACTTACTATAGGAAATTTGGACAAATTTTGGAATATGAGCAGATGATGCAACATATGGATTCCTTTTTATTCGGTGACGACAATGCTACGGCGTTGGATGAACAGTTCTTTGGCTTTGAGTCAGAGATAGAGTTGAAAGATTCCATTGCATTTGCCTTCCAAGATTGGGGGTTCAAAGTTAAAGATAAAAGTTGGAAGTGCCAATATGGTGTGCAGCCAGGCTCTCCCGTTTCTGATATCGAATTCCTAGGTTCAACTGGAATTTGGGTAGAAAAGCTCCAAGCTTATTTGCCTAGACCCAGAGTTTCTAAGTTGACTTTTTCGTTGTCTTGTTGTTATAGTGGTGAAGTGGAATCCTTGGAACAGTGTATTGCTAAAGTTGTCGATATTTTTGATTTATGTTGCTGGACCGAGGATAAAGTTTTGGTTGATTCAATCTCGAAGTACGCAAAGTTCTTATACAATAGAGCAGTGCAGGAAACGGGAATCACAATTCCCATAAGCGTGTTAGATTCATTGCTGCGAGTTTCGACTGGTGGCAAAGACTACACTCTGTTTTTGGGTTGGGAGTAGGTTATGTTTTCCTATTCCCATGGTAGGTAGGCGGCATAGAAGGTGCTGCTTATGAATCCTAACCAAAACACTCCTTCAAAAAATGCTCGTCGTAAACGAGCTCGTAAGGCACGGAAAGCTAGTCAGCGTAATGCTGGCACGCGGCCCGAGCCTTATGGTGGTGTTCAAATTGAACCCGCCCTAGTTACTAGAAGTAGGAAGTTGCAAACACAATACCGTCAAGGTTTAAAGGAAATGCAGATGTCGCCCCTTATGGCACATCTGTCACCTTGTGCGCGCAAGTACTGTGCTGCCCGGACCGATCCTTGGTCTGAGTTAGCTAAAGAAGCTTGCATTCCTGACAATCTCTTGCTTCCCTCTCAAAAGGTTAGTACTAGGGCTCGCGGTTTTTTTGCGACAGGTACAAATAATGTAGGATGGATCGTAATGGATCCATGGGCGATGTTGGTTAAAGATCCCGGTCTAGGGATTACTACTAGTGGTTTCCCGATTATGGCTACGAACGCACTGTATTCAGACACGAGTTATTCGTGGACAGTTGCTGGTTCTGCCTTAACTCCAGGAGTCGTCACTTTCGGGTCTGACTCCCCCTACGCGAATGGCATATTTCTCCCAGCGCCACCCGCAGTTCCTCCCACGTTCCGTTTAGTCGGAGCAGGAATTCGAGTGCGCTATACTGGGACTGCCTTTAATCGCGGTGGGAGGATAACCGCTTATAGAGATCCTTTTAACGGTGATCTACAGCATTTCCCCTCAGGTTTTACACCTACGTCTGCTACGTTTCTCTTAACTCGAGAAGCTGTTACGGATGTTGTGTCGGCCGATTGGCATCATGTTTCTTATGGAATAGCCGATCAAGACAACCTGACCTACAATTTTTACCATCCTCGATATGACAACAGCGTTTCGTTTGCTTTTGCAACTAGCGCTCTCCATCGTTTGATTTTGTATGTAGATGCTCCTCCTGGAGTGCCTCTTCAATTCGAGTTTGACGCGATCTCTCACTTCGAGGTAAATGGCCAAGGTTTGGCCACCACCCCCTCACATGCGGACCCCATTGGGAACGCTGCAGTTTCGACTGCACTCACTCAGGAGCCTATTTCAACAAAGACTCCTGCGCAGAACTACGCCTCTGTTATTAACAAAGCGATGTCTGCTCTTGCTTATTCGGCTAGCGGTGTTCTATATACTGCTGGTAGAGTTGCTGGGCGGATGGC